AGGGGATTTGCTGTGTCTCTGCCGTCTTGTTTGGCAGGCGCATTTTGTAAACCTCCGCGGCCCGCTCCTTCTGCTCACCGCTCTTTCGGTCAACCCGGACAGGCAAAAGAATGTCCTTTGTCTCCCGCTTTACGAACGCTTCCAGCGCGTCCAAAAGGTCTAAAGGTGTCATTGCTTACCCTCCGTAGCCGTTCAGAATTCGGGTGATTTCGTGTTCAAGCCGCTTGTTTACAACTTCCTGCGCCTTTTCCTCCACCTGCTCCACAACGACGCTGTTTCCCGCCATCTGCGCGGCGGACGGTCCCATGAATTCGGTGATAGGCAGGCGGCTTGTCCCGTCCCTCTCAAACATTCCCGTGTGTCCGCTCTTCATTTTTGCAATGAAAGCGTGTGCAAACGGGGTCCGTCCGCTCTCATTCAGCACCGCCGCCGAAACGGTCGCGCGCTGAACGGGCAGGGTGGGGGACACGTTGAAACGGTAAAGCGGGATTTTGTACCCTGCGAACGAAACCGTCCCCACAACTCCGCCGTCGGTCTGCTGGGTCCGAACCTTGATTGTGCTTTCCGCCCGGACGTTCTGCCGGGAAATCGCATAGACGCTCGTTATTCCTTTCAGGGCTTCCGTCCGAACGGTGCTGTTCGCCCTGCGGATAACATTTGAAATTGCTTTTTCCGCGCCTTTCGGCACGCTGGAAAGAATCAGGTTCACCCGCTCGATCTGTTCCGCGGTTATTTGAATCATTCGGTCAACATCTCCAAATAAAGCACGACTTCCCCGGCCTCCGGGTGAACCTTTGTGATCTGGTAAATATGGTCCCCGATCTCCATATTCACCCCTTTTCGGGGAATTCGTTTCAGCAGGGAAAGAGGGGCGTAAACCACAAGATCGACAAGAACCAAGCCGTCTACGTGGTCCGTAGACGGCTTTTTCCGGTCTTGCGCGCCCCCGTCGTCAATGATGATCGGCCCCTTGTAGCGGATTCCGTCAATCCAGAATTCCACAACGTCAGCGTGTTCCCGGCTGTTGTGGAATACTGCCGTCAAGTCCCGCTCCACCTGATCTTTGAAGTTCATTACAGCACCTGCGCCACGTACCAGCTATTGACCTCATGGGGGACGGTAAGCGGCTTGCTGTTGATTTGCAGGAAGCGTCGGTCGGGGCGGCGCTCAACCCATGTCTGCGGCACCTTGTCGCCCTCCACGGTGACAAAGGTTTTGCCCTCTTCGGGAATCATGGTGATTGCGCCGTAGTAAATGGAGTAGTCCGCCTCTGTGGACATAAGGGCCAGCGTCTTTTCCGGGACAAGGGGCTTGTTCTCCGGGGCCTCCGGCTCCGTCCAGTCGTCCAAATACCATTCGTTGTACTGGTAGATGTCCAATCCCAGCTTGTGAATCGTGCCGACGTAGGTTACGCCGTTGGGAAGCAGGCGGGGCCGGATAACCGCGAGATCATAGGCTTTTACGTCCAAAACCTCTTTGACCTTCGCATGGTTGACAAACGCCGTTGCAACGTCCTTCGCCATAATGCAGATATTGCAGTTCACGAAACCTTCCCGCTGTACGATTTCGTGCCAGCGTTCAATATCGGCCAGCGGGTCGCTCTGCGCGTTGTCCCACTTCTTTTCCGCCGTAACGATGGTTTCTTTGTTGGTGAAGCTAAAGTCGATCACTTCGTTCACGCCCTCACCGACAATGGGAATCTGCCCGGTAAAGATCGCGGTTGCCGCCATCCACTCTTCCCGGCGCACGATCATTTCGTTCAGTTCCCGCAAATCCTCCGCCAGCTTCTCCACGGCGCGTTCTGCGGGCTTTCTCCCGCTGTACGGGTCCTCGCCCGCGGCCCGCTCTAACAGGTCGTCAACGGTGGTAATCTTGTTCGGGGCCAGCAGAACGGGAGTGTAGGTCTTTGTCTGATAGCCCGTGTTCAGAATGGTTTTTCCGCCCACCTTCGGGTGGACAAAGGGCGCGAGGGCGCGGGACCCCTTCTTGAAGTCCACGTCAACGCTCTTCGTGTTGAACGTCTGCCGGTTCTTGAAAAAGGTGTCGCGGAAAAACGTATGCACCGGGGGCATACGCCGGACCAGCTTCCCCAGCGTGCGGGGGGTGTAGATTGTTGTCTCGATAGCCATTGCGTTTCCTCTCCTTTACTTCAAAAAGATTCCGATATTGCGGAACGCCGTTGTCAGGGTGTCCACGGTTACGCTGTCCGGGAGATTGATTGCGTCCGCGAAAAATTCGCCCGTCAGGTACACCACGACTTCTTCCCCGGCGGCGGCATCGTCGGCGGCGATACCGTAAATCCCCGCGGTGGTGTTCTCATACTCCGTCTTTGCCGGGGTCGTGCTTCCGCTGTCCGCCGCGGACGCTTCCACCTTGACGACGGGTTCAACCTTCCCGTCGGTCAGCTTCACGGGGTCATATTTCTTGACGGTCTTTCCGCTGGCAACCTCTCGAACCGCAGTTGCAACGGGATAATCGCCCGCAAAGAAATTCACCGGGCTTGTCTGGTCGCTCTGAATCTGATACATGATTTCTTCCTCCTTACTTCGTTTCGGGGAACAGCT